GATTAGGCCCCTATCCGGCGGATTCTCGTTATTCATTCTGATTAACGCATTATTTATGTTCGATTCGAAAATTTAGCAAGCATGTTAGGGTTTCGTATTGAACCCCTAATGTTGTTGCTAATAGAACGGACATCGTGCATGTGTGTTTTATTGCACCCATGTAGTGTTGATGTATTATCGTTTGATTAACTATTCCAAATTTCACAAATTGCCTAAAATTAGTTATCATAAGACGTTTATAGACTAAATATTCGGAAATTTAGTTTAGTTGCTATTATAAAGTGTCTTATGCGGTTGATCACCGTAAACCGATCGTCAAAATTAGGCTCGAAACTACTCACTGGAAGCCTTTATATGTCCAAGGAGTTAGAGCTCGAATGAGAGCACTCGATAAGTTGCAGTTTACTGGCTTATCGTTAAAGGTTTCGCTTGACCACAACAAAGTTTTTATATTTTAATTGTTAGCCACGTTTCGACGTGCACGGTTTACAAATGTTTACTTACTCCATGATTATGACAGTCATCATGGTTTTATATACTGTAAGTGCTGAGGCGCGAGTTACCGACAACATTGTTGTCGCCCCATTTAATTGGGAATTACCTCTTATCGAGGTCACAATGTGGATTATGTTGATCCATGTCTTTATTCTACCGTTCACTCGGTTTCGAGTGATTCCCACTTGGAAGTTGCCTTCTAAGTGGATTGTGCTTTATCTGTGTTTGACTGGTGGTGGTTTGAAGATGGCGCACGTTAAGTACGCTATCCAATGCTACCTTTTGCCAGTTGCCACGAATGTGATTGCCTATTGGCTTGACTTTATTGTTTACCCGTTGTTGGATTCTCAATCCGGCAAGGGATACTCGCATAGCAGGTATGCCAAGAAGCAAAAGAACAAGCGGAACGCTGCCAAGAAGCGTGCTATTGCAGCACAGCAGATTGAGCAGCGCAAGCAGGAAGACAAGAGATGCATAGACAATAAATTGCAGTCGCAGGTCGGCAAGAAAGATTTTTATAATCTTACCTTTGACCTTAGTGATGAAATGCTTGATATTGTTGGACGCATTTGGTTTTTCTTCCGTGATATTATGGAGGAGTTCCGAGTTCCATCCATTCCTTGGGAGTCAATGTCTTCGTTGAAGACAACTCTTGAAGAGAATTTGCCTCGGATTGTTGACTCAGAGATCCTTAAGGGGATCAACATTTTGCTGAGTTTGTTTGTTGCTATTGGCTGGATTAAGCGCATTGAATTTTCCCTTTGGGGAGTGTGTGTGTTTAAAACCCAGCCCTTGCATCGTACCGTCACTTTGGCGGAAGTTGCGAGTGAGACATGGAAGTTATGCAAGAAGATCGTTTCTTGCTTTGTCCAGTTTTTCGAGACTGGCAAACTTTCAGCTTTTTGGGATGACACGCCCAAGAATGCTTTCGAGGATATGTATACTCGAATTGTTTCAGAGTGGCCGTTGATTGATGTGGGTCGTATTGGCACACTAGAGTTTGCGGAATTTGACCGCGAACTTGACAATTGTATCAATCACTGTCTTAACGAAATGAAGACATGCAAGGACGGAGAGCGTGTGTATTTTAGCACTCGCCTCCTTAATTTGCGCAAAATTGCAGTTGGTCGTTGCAAGCAGAAGAAGGGAACTTTGAGAGAAGCCCCTTTTTGTGTTTTATTTACTGGTGGTTCCAGTGTTGGAAAGACCGTCATCGCTAGTGGCATTGGCCGTTATTTGGCCGGTGTGGGAGGATATGATAATACTCCCGATAATTGCTTTTCTATGAATGAGCAAGACAAGTTTATGTCTGGTATTGGCACACACCATACCATTATTCGCATTGATGATATTGCTCAGGTTAAGCCTGATAAGGCCACTGAGTGTCCGATTGAGAAGATTATTCTTCTTAACAACAACCAGCCTATGCCTGCTACGGTGGCAGAAGCTGAAAAGAAGGGTCAAATTATGCTTGACCCTCGTGTGGTTACAGCCACAACCAATGTAGACAATTTAGATGCACCTACTTGGGTTAATGAGCCTGAGGCCATCTATCGCCGTTTTAATGTTCATATTGAGCAGGCAGTCCGTCCTGAATTTCAGGAGAAGGATTCCGCTCGTTTGGACAAGGTTAAGGCGCGTCAATTTGGAAATGACATGTTTCCAGATTACGCATTGTTTCGTCCATACACTTGGATCCCTTTGGAACGGGGAGGTTCGACAAAATTTGATAAATTGCTTAAGCAATCTTTTACTAAAAAATATGTTTTTGGGGAGAATAAGTGGTTGAACATCGAAGAGTTGTTGGATTTTTTGAAGGATGAAGCCCTTGAGCATTTCGAGGGACAGCGTGCATTTGTCGCTGGGCAACGTCAAAATGATGTTTTCGAGATTTGTTCGGAATGTAAGAAGCCTTCACAATTTTGTAAGTGTGAGAAATTGGATTCTCAGGCCGGTTTGCCTGGTGTTTGCGAAATTCGAGAATGGTATCTTACTATGGAGGAACGCGTATGTGCTCAAATTGATATTTGGCTCGCGGAATTTTTTAATACACAATATGGATTTATGCTGATGGGTTACAATCTTCGTAATCAACTTTTTGAAGCTGTGAAGTTTTATGTTTCTCATTTTATATGTATTTTAGGTTTTATTACGTTTGCAGAATTTTCAGGAGCACGGTTTTGCGGAACTTTCGTTATTTTTGTATTTGGAATGATTATTGTATTGATTTGTTTTAAAGTTCGACAATTACGCAACCAGTTATTGAGTCGATATACGCATTGTCCTCGTCCGTCAGTTTGGTTTTCAGAATTAAGTTGGGAGACCAAGCGTAGAATTTTGTTTGCATTTGGGGGCATGTTTATGTGGAAATTCTTGCACAATGCAGCTCGTGCCTATTTTGCTTCTTTAAAGCATGTGCAAGCAGGAGAACGCGATGGTTTTAACAATGGTTTTGAAATTAATGAGAAACCGTGGCAAAATGATGAACACCCGTGGTGGGGCGATATTGGACGTGCAATTCGAGAACGCCCGTATCGTTATAAGGTTTCGCGTGGGCATGATGCAGAGAACACATGCGATCAGCATATTATTAACATGATGATCAAACGTCAATGCATTCTTGAGAAAGAAGATGGAGAATTTTGTAATATTGTTCCAATAGAAAGTAATATATGGCTTTTACCTGGCCATGTGGTGCCAAAGCAGTCGATGAAGGCGAAAATTCAGCGTCCAGCAGGGAATTTTGCCAATGTGATATTGGATCCGGCTTCCACTATTAAAGTTAGTGGAGATTTGTGTTTATGGTATCTTCCAGAAATGGGAGATCAAAAAGACATTACTGGATATTTGCCCACAGCTGAGATATATGATGGTAAAAGTATTGACTGCCGTATGGTATATAACGATAGTCATTGTGTGAAAGTTAGTGATCCTTTTTGTGCGACTTATAAGCGTGTTTATACAGAACGCGGGGGTGTATTCAAAGGATTGGATTATAATTTTCCTATAAACACGTTTAATGGTTTGTGCATGGGCACGCTTGTAGGTTTGGGGAAGAAGCATCACATTGCAGGTTTTCATTTGGCCGGTCGCGGCAAACACGGAGGCGCTGGATTGTTGACTTTTGAACAGTATCATGTTGCGAAGAGTAAGTTGGCTGCGAAACCTGCCATACTGTTTTCGCATAGTTCGATGCCTTTTAACACTCAGATTCAGGATGTTGATGTTGGTCCATTAAGGGCACCTCATGAAAAATGTGTTACCAGATCGCTTCCTTTGGGTAGTAAAATTAAGGTGATAGGGTCACATAATCGACCTTCTTCAACGCCTAGTAGTAAAGTAGTTACTTCTTTGATTTCAGATTCAGTGACGACTATAATGGGCATTCGAAAACAACATGGCAAGCCTAAGGAAATGGCAGATCGTCGTCACAAGGAAGCTGATATTGTTGGAAAGGTGGATACCGTATTTCAAATAGATCAA